TTGGAAACTTTAAAATTAGAGGATAATGATTTTAAACAAATTGAAGAAACTGTCAATAGAGCGGATCAATTGGAAGAAATTAATCATTCCTTTGGCCGTATTGTTAATGAGTTGGAAGCGGAGGGTGGTATCATTGAAAAATTAGATGTTCTTGCCCGCTTAAAAAGTTATGGGGATAATCAGTTGGGTGATTTGTACGAACGAATTCTGCAAGTTAATATTGAACTCAAGGATATTCTTAATTCTGCATTAGATGGAATGGACACAGAAATCTTTTCTGAGGAAGAATATGAGGAGCCAACAGAATTTAGTCACGACATGACCCTAAAAGAAGTTCTTGACCAAATGAATGAAGACGGAGGCAGCTTTAAGAATCTTTCCGAAGAGCTTGAAGATATCGGAGAGGAGCTTGATGAAATTGTCGAGGAAAATCCCGATGTTACTCTTGGTGATATGATTCCCGGCACAAGCGTTTCTTCCAGAGACATTGATGGAGAAGAAGAAGAGGTTGAGACAGACTATGCAAATGACAAGGATCTTTCAAAATTCATGGAGTATATTACAGGCCAATATCCGGCGTCAATTCCCCCTCATGATGGAAGAACAACTGTTGGTTGCGAAAGAGCAATAAGCTTTCTTGAAAGATTAAACTCAGATATATCTAGAGCAATTAAAGATGATGTAGATGGAATCCTGGACCTTGCAGAGCTTGAGTCAGTCCGCGCCAACATTATGCATGATGTGATAAAGCTAAAGCAGCATTTGGGCAACCTAAAAAAGAAGCTTAAAGAAGTAAATGCAAAAACAAATGAATCAGAAATTCCTCTTTGGAAAAACTCTCAAGGAAAGCTTGTTGACCCTCTAAAGATGGAGAAGTCAGCATCTGTTCCGAATAATTTGGTTATTGCAGTTACTCCATTTGAAAGAGCTATAACAGGAATCATGATAAATTCTCACGTTTCAGCAGGAAGGGCGATGGCAGATACCTTCGAAGCTCTTAAGAAAAAATATGATATCTCAGAGCGAGAAGAGCTTGCCATTATGCAGATTTGTATGGATAGCGGCTTCCCGATATTCAAAGACAGGGGAACTGTTGGCTTCGAAGATGATGAGGGCACTGCACTTGATTTTGTGAAAAATTATTTCGCATAGGATGAAGATATGAAGGTTTCCAGACAAAACTTAACAGAAAGCTACAATACCACCGTTGATTGGGTTAATGATTTTCAGCGAGGCATAACCAAAGAGTCAGATTATTTAGATAACCTAAAAAGCATTCTAAATAAACGAAAAGACTTTTCTACCATCGAAGAAAAGATGGCAGATATACGTAGCCGAGCTGGGTTTGATCTTGTAAAAAACCTAAAATCTGAAGACTTAAATGTAAAGGAGGCTAGCTGCTGCCCCTCCTGTGATAGCGGAGAGGGTTCTTGTAGCTCTTGCTCTTGCGGAAAAATGAGCTGCAAGTCCTGTAAGTCAAGGATGATTACAAAGGTTATGAACCTCTTGCAGCACTTAAAGCAGAGAGATGAACATCTTTCCAAAAATCTAAATGATACAAAAGGAGTTGATAGCATTGTCTCTTACTGCAGAAATTCTCCTGATAACTTGGGTTTTCAGCAGATAGAGGCGGTAATTCCTATTGACAAATTAAAGGCAATTATATCGAATCATCTAGGGTTATCAAAAGATTTTGATGAAAAAGCAGTACCATACATACCAGAAGAGTGTGAGTCATCTGATATAGAAGATGATACAGCCGACTATTTTAGGCACGCACAAACATCTGGGTAAAATGTCAGGTAAAAAAACAGAAAAAGAAATATTTGATCAGCTAAAAACCAGCTTCTTAGATTTTGATCCAGCTCACTTTTGCAAAAATAACCTAACCTTAGATGGTTCAGAGTTTAATATAGTTGATTCAGGCTGGAAGTTTATGTCTGATGTATACAGATATATTGCTCTCAGCGCAACAAGAAAAGACGGTAAGCCGGTCGTTATAAAAAAGGGAAGACAGGTTGGTGCAACCGTTATGGCTGGCGCACTAGACCTGTTTTTTACGAATAGTGGGCTATTTACAGAGCCGAACATTCGGGTTATCCATCTTTTTCCGGCATTAGGTCAGGTTAAAAAGTTCTCCCAAGATAAGCTTGAGACCCTGATAAGAACCGCTAAAGATGATTTTATTACTCAGAATAAATTATCTGGACCAAATGCCGTAGATAACTTGACCATGAAGCAGTTCAATACCGGAACTCTTTGGGTAGACAGTCTTGGTTCAGATGGCGACAGAATACGTGGTATGACGGTTGATGTGGCGATGTTTGACGAGGTTCAAGATATGCTTGGCCACGCCATAGGAAATGCTACAAAAATCTTAACTGCAGCAAAATATGGACCTACCGGTCAGGGTGTTCAAGTTTACTTTGGTACTCCAAAGGGAAAAAACTCTCATTTCTCAACCATATGGGATATGTCTGATCAGCGTTACTATCACTTAGGTTGCGTAAATTGCAAAAAAACTTATCCATTTTATCTCCCAGATGATGATCGCTGGAAATCAATTTGGCTTTATGAGAATATTATACAATGCCCCCTGTGTGGTACAAAGCAGAAAAAAGTAGAGGCGATAGGCTTAGGAAAGTGGGTTGGATCAAAAAATACAGAAGATTGTGACTTTATAGGGTTTCACATAAATCAGCTTTATATTCCCTACTTTACAAAGGAAAATATAGAAAAGTTGATGCCAGAAAACAATCCAGCCCAAACCGAAAGGATATGGAAAAACGAAGTAATTGGGGAGTTTTATTCGGGGGCAGGATCGCCTCTTACTAAGGCAGAGATTTACCGACTGTGCAGAGATCAAGATCGACATTTTTCTAAATCAATACAATCTGGAGGAAATCCCGTTTACCTTGGAGTCGACTGGGGAGGAAAAGACGATGACCCAGGCGCTAGTGGGGGTCAGTCTTTTTCTTGCGTCGTAATTCTTTCCGCTCAGCCAGATGGCACTCTTTTGATTGAACATGCTCACAAGTTACGTCAGAATACACATGATTATAAGAAGCAAACAATAAAAGAAATGTATAGAAGATTTGCTGTAACAAGAGGGGTTTCTGACTGGTTCTTCGGCCAAGACGTTGTTCATGACATTCAGATGCTATATAGAGACCGATTTATTGGAGCGCAGGGAAGCGGAAGCTTGGTGAAACCTATAAAATATAGAGAGGACGAGCTAATTATTTCTTATAATAAAGATTTATTAATTGACGAATTAATAGATATGTTTAGAAAGGGTAAGATTAGATTTCCCTGGAAAAGCTATGAATATCTAGAGTGGTTAATAGATCACTGCACATCTATGGAGTCTAAAATTAAAGTAGTAGGAGGCCAGCCTGTAAAAACCTTTGTAAAAGGTCCTGTTCCAAATGATGGATTTATGGCTCTTATGTATGCTTATATGGCATACAAGTTTGATTTAACAAAAGGATTTTCTGTTAAACCGGGATTGGAAAAGAGATCTGAGTTCCCAAGATCTACGCTGGCAAATGTTAAGAGGAGATTTTAACAATGAGAAGAGTAAATAGGCCTGGAAACGGGATAACAAAACAAGTCGCAGAATCTCTATCCGGAGTCCGTAGAGCGCAGATTTCTTATGCAGAAAACAGGATTTTAAACGAAGAGGTTGAGTCCACCGTTTCTGCGGCGATAGCTCATAGCCCGGGGTTTAAAAAGAAGTCTCTAAACTTTATTAAGAACTCATCTATTGTATCTCCAATGGTCGGCCCCACAACCACCTCTACTACAGATAGGATGAGCCCAGAGATATACTCTCCATTGTTCCAGCTAGCAAACCTAAACCTACCGAGGGATAGGGTTACAATGAATGCTTGGAATCGAGTATTCTACGACACCCACCCAATAGTTAGAAATGCAATAAATCTTCATGCTTCTTTTCCTATAAGCAAAATAAATATAACTTGTAAAAATAAAAAAGTACAACAATTTTTTATGGAAATGTCAGAGAGAATAGATCTCTACTCCGTTGTTTATGGTGCAGCACTTGAGTTTTGGAAAATGGGCGAAGCATTTCCCTACGCAGAGTTAGATGAAAGCATGGGCGTTTGGAATCGCGTTACAATTTTAAATCCAGATTATGTTCATGTAAAAAAATCTGTAATAGGAAATCATACATTAGTATCTCTTCGTCCAGATGCAAATCTTCAAAGAATAATAAACTCAACTTCTCCTGCCGATATTTCAATGAAGAAGCATATTCCAAAGCATATTTTAGAATATGTTAAAAAGGGAAAAAATATACCACTAGATGCATTTAATGTTTCGCATCTAAAACTCTTAAGCTCACCCTATGATATTAGAGGAACATCAATTGTTGTATCCGTTTATAAAGATCTAATGTTATACGACAAGCTTAGGGAATCAAAGTTTGCGCAAGCAGACGGAATGGTTAACCCACTTACTCTAGTTACCCTCGGCGGTGAAGACTACAGGCCCACCCAGTCAGATATAGAGGCTTTTAAAAATGTTCTCGAAGAAGCTCAGTATGATAAAGACTTTAAGATAGTTACACATAATGGTGTAAAGATTGAGCGAGTTGGCTTCTCTGGAGCAACCCTGGATATAGGAACAGATATAGAACATATCTTAACCAATCTTTATGCGGGACTTATGACTCCGAAAGCTCTTATGGATCAGGAATCTGCAACATATGCAAGCTCATCTGTTGGGCTTGAAGTGTTAAGGCAGAGGTATGACATATTTAGAAACATGGTAAAGAAGTGGCTTGAAAGAAAAATATTTGCCCCAATATGTGAAATACAAGACTTTTTCGAATATAAAGATGGAGAGAAAAGACTTTTAGTTCCATCAATTGACTTTAACCATATGAATCTATACGATATGGCTGACTTTATTAACTCAATCGGACAGTTTGTCGGAAATAAGCAGGTATCTCTACAAACTCTTCACCGAAGCCTTGGCCTGAGTTATGAGGAAGAGCGTAGAAGAATTCGCGAAGAAATGATTGATGAACAGATATTTGCAAAAGAACAGCAGGTTCTTGGAAACATGAAGCTATCAGAGCTTCAGGGGCTCGACCCATCTAAGTCTATAATTGAGCCTCCCGGAGAAGATACGGCTCCGGGTGCAGCGCCAGAAGAGGGCGGCGGTCTTCCTGGGGTCGGAGGACCACCGGGCGGCGGTCCAGGTGGACCACCAGATATGCCTGACTTACCGACTTCATAGGATAAAAAATGAGTTTGAACAAAGAAATTCTTGATAAGATCAAAAAGCTTGGCGAAGATGCCGGCTTCGAATCAGAAGCTCTCAATGAAGCTCTCGGCAGAGAAGAGTTAGAAGAAGAGGCTTCTGGAGAGCGAGATTCTGCCGAACAGCCAGTGAAAAAGAGCGAGGCGGAGCAGCTTAAAGACTTCAAGGCATTATCTAGAGCGATACAAATAGCTCAAGCAGGCCTTGATGATCGACATGGTTTTCTAAAAACTCCAAGCTTTTTTTCAAGCTTAAATTATTTTTTAAAAAATCCAACTACATGGATGTTAAATCCGTCTCTTGATTCTGATGTAATAAGAATGAATAGTGAGCTAAAACCTTCGGAGGGAGTAGCTTCTATGAATTCAAATGCTGAGAGAGTTTTTAATAAATTTATATCTGATAAAAGCAGAGATTTTAGAAGGTTTTTTGGCCCATTAAAAGATATCTTAGCGACAAGCGGGATAGAGCTTCAAGATATAGACAGCTCTATAGAGGGAGATGAGATAGAAGATCTTTATGTTAAGTATAGAACTTCTCGTGAAAAGGGCGGAATCTTAGATCCCATGTCTAGCCTAAACGTAATATCCGAAATAACGAAATACATAAACAAAATGTGTGAAAATGTTATTTCATATCTTTCAGAATATTTATCAGGAGATCCGAACGAGCGCGCTGATGCAATTTTGTCAGATATAGATAATGGTATAACAGACCATTTATCTTCAATCTATACAAACTTAAGTATATTAGATAGGGTTGTGGGTAAGTTTCAAACAAGTCAGTCTTTTAAGAAAGATCTTAGAAAAGAGCGCCGAAGAGAGTTCGCTCCAACGACAAGCGATAATGATACTACAAGCACTTCCGCTCGGCCGACTTCATCGAGGCCTAGCTCTGACGAAACAGATCCAAGAGAGTTTTTTTCATCTTTGCAAGTATCCTTCTCAAGGATAGACGCATCGAGAAGCGAGGGGCTATCTACTGGAGAGCAAGATGATCAAAACAATGTTGTTTACTCTATCCTTCAGAATGCAGATAGTGCCAAGATATTTTTGTTGATAAATAGCAATAAAAAAATACCCGAAAATTTACTTCCCATCTTAGCGAAGCCAATATCTAGAAGGCTAGTAAGTAGCGGCGAAATGCTATTGAGTCAATCTCTCGATTTTGAAGGCGGTGCTTCTGTAGAGCTAATGGAAGCTGATGTAACCGAAAGTGGTGTAAATCAGTATTACCTAATCCTAAATCTACTTCCGGCTCTAATAAGAAGTTTAAATTCTGGCGATGGAGTATTTCGCTTTCCAGATAGATCTGGTGAGTCTAGCAGTATAGTATCTTTTGCTGAAGAAAATTTCGATAGACTAACCAAGCTTGCTGAGTCTCAAACAACGGTTTATTATGAAACTGTCGATCCAGATGGCAATACAGTTTACTTTACCCCATCAGATTTAGTGCGAGGAGGCGGAAAGCTTAAGTCAAAAGGAAAGTCCTTTAAGCCCAAAAAAATGAAAGGAAAATCTTTATCTAGTATAGTTAATTCTAAAAGTTTTGGGAAAATTAAGAGGCGATAATATGAAAAAAAACTCATATAATAATAGAAGAAAAAGTATAGAGAAGCTTTATTCCGGCCAGATTGTTGAGCCTCCACAGAATTCAGAAGGAATTGGAGGCAGAGGTTATGTTTTACCGGGAGAATCTGCTACGCCCATGGACGATAACGAAGAGGGGGTTATTCTAAAAGATCCTCGAATTAAAAGCAACCACAAGGATCATTATGATGAGCTGACAAAAACATTGGTTGATTTGGCCAATGATAAAGATAGTGGTGGTGATCACAAAGCCGCTTCCTTTTTTGACTTTTTAATAACAAAGATCGCTGAAGTTAAAACTACAAATTATGAAAGACTTTTAAAAGAGCTATTAATAAAAGTAAATGAATCTGATATCCCCAATAAATCAACTGCTTTAATTTCAATCGCAAAATCATATAATGATGAGTTTCTCAGATTACTTCCAGATAATAGTCTTGATGTAGCGCATAGAGAGGCTTATATGGTAGCATCCCAAAGGGCGCAAGATTATGTCGAATAAAATAAAGACGGCACAAATGCTCGAAAACAATCCCGTGTATGTTGCCGAAGAGATAGCCAATATTATAAAAATAATGATAAATAATATGTCTCCAGAAGTTAGGGGAAGATCTTTTCAAAATGTTAAGAATAAAATGAACGAGTTTAATGTTGTTGAGATAGCTAACAAGCGCGCACCGGGTGGCGCAGCTATTGGGGTTAGTCTTGGTTTAATTAAAAATATTCTAAACGGTAAAGACCCATACTTTATCAATACAGTATTGAAAGAGCTTTCTATCAGGCTGTAGATTTATTATTATTTAATTATAAAGCACTAAGGAAGTATTATGAGGAAAATTTCAGCACCATTTTATACTGATGATCCAGATGCACAAATGTATGATTCAGAAAATAGCATTAGCTTGCCAGATAACAATGGAACACTGGAAAAAATGCACGGCACCTTTAACCCTTACCTTCAAACTGCAGATGAAGAGGGCGCACCATATGACGGAGGATTTTCTAACTCTATGTTTTCTGAGCTAAATTTAACTGATGAAGATATCATCGGACTATCACATTTGACAAATTTGTTTTTTAAAAAAATAAGTTCAGATAGTACCGTTTTATCTTGGGGCCCTCACATACCCGCTTTTTTAAAGAGCATATCCGAAGAAGATATAAACCTGATATCATTAGATGGGTCAAGAAGAATCGTTAATGCAAGCAGATTTTCCCAAAGATATTCCGATCCAATGTTTTATTTGTCAAACAAAAAAGTTGATGGCTTCTTTGGAACAAAGCCGCTACTTGATGTAGAGCAGGCCAAAATTGCTTTAAATAATATATACTCAAACCTTCGCCCTATTGGCTATTCCATTATAACTTCAGATAGTTCAATAGATAT